CAAACTCTGTAACATTTGATGATTCTGATACACGCACGTTTAACGTTACTGATGCAGTTCAGTTCTCACAACAAAATGATGTAGCTGGTGTTCTTGGCATATCCTCCTTTGACCAACATGAATATTCCACACTCTTTGATAGTAGTAATATTGCAGATTCAGCTCATTGGCCATTCATACACATATAAATAATAGAAATAATTTAGAGAGATAATTATGGCAAGACAAATTATCAATACAGGTTCTACCGCAAATGACGGCACAGGAGATACTTTACGTACTGCTGGCGCTAAAATGAATGACAATTTTTCTGAGCTTTACACTATAGTGGGAGGAGGCGCTGTTGGGGTGTCTCAACTTACTGANAGTGGCTTAGATATCATTGGTACTAATTTTAGAACTAAAATAGGTGCAGTTAACCCACTGTCAGAACTAAGCATTGATTTTCCAGATTCTTCAGGAACTGTAATATTAAATACCGCTACTCAAACTCTTACTAATAAGACTATTAGTGCTGATAGTAACANATTAAGTGGTATTGCAGCTAGTAGTTTTGTTGTATCCGACGGTTCTGGTAATATTGATGGGTCTGCTTCCGCTAAAGCTATTCCTACCGGAGTAGTTGTAGGTACAACAGATATTCAAACTTTAACTAACAAAACTCTCACAACACCATCTATTACTTCTCCTAAAATTACAACCGGTATTAATGATGTAAATAATAACGAGATTATTAAATTTACTGCAACTGGATCAGCAGTTAATGAAATAACGATTACTAACCAANCTACCGGGTCTAGTCCTTCCATAGCAGCAACGGGTGCAGATGCAAATCTTAATCTCACGTTACAGTCTAAAGGCACTGGAGGAGTAAGAGTACATAGTAAATTAATTAACACTTCAGAAACATTAACTTCTAGTGGCGCTTGCTCTCAAGCAGTTCCTCTTACTATTTTTAACAGCGCTTCTAGCCTAGCAATGACATTAGCTGCAGGAACTATAGCAGGTGAAACTAAATATTTTGTGAATAGAAATTCAGGTACAGCAACAGTTACTGCGAATATGGCAGGAGCAGTAACATCAGTAGCATTTGCAGCTAATGAAGCTGGATTTATGATATGGTCTGGAGCAGACTGGCATCTAGCTTCTAAAACAGTAGCAACTTAGGTATAAACAATGACAGCAAAAATTACAGATAAACTTAAAAAACAACTAGCTCAGCAGATATTCGACGAAGCTACTGGAACTAAGATTGGTGACTCAGATAATTATTATTATATTGCGGTAGGTCGTTCCCAAGAATGGGATGTAGAGGCTAACCCTGATACACCTCAACCCGTTGAGTATGATGAGCGCACATTTAGATATGATATGCAATCTATAAAAGCTGTAGAAGCTTTTTCCTTTGTTATACCTCTAAAGGACTGGACTTCCGGTACTGCATATGCTCAGTATAGTGATAATGATGTGGGGCAAGGTACTAACTTCTACGTAANAACAGTAGATAACAATGTATATGTCTGTATTCGGCAAGGTAAAAACTCTTTAGGGGCGAGTCAAATATCGTCTNTAAAACCTAGTCATACAGGAACTACTATTCCGATTGAAACAGACGGATATGCATGGAAATACCTATACACCATATCTACTGCAGATGGTAATAGTTTCTTAACTGCTAATTGGATGCCTGTTAAGTTTGCTGATTCTGCTACTTATTCTAATCCTACAAGTACATATCACGCTCAATACTTAGTACAAAACGCTGCCACCCCAGGTCAAATTGTTGGCTATAGAGTAACAGCAGGTGGTACAGGGTATACAAACACAGATACTCTTACTGTAGTTGGGGATGGTATAAACGCTAAAGCTAGAATTGTTGTAGATGGAATAGGGTCGATTGCTGCAGTTGAGGTGGGTGATAGCGCTAACTTTGGAGCTACTGGGTTCCCTCCATTAGCAGATGGATTCGGATCTGGATATTCTAGAGCTAATGTAAGAATTACAACTGCTGGTGGCTCAGGAGCCAGTATTACTCCTGTGTTATCTGTTAAAGCTGGTATTGGAGCTAACCCCGTAGATGATTTAAGATCTACAGCTCTTATGTTTAATATTAAACCGGAAGGTAATGTAGAAGGTAAGTGGATAGTAGATAATGAATATAGACAAGTGGGTCTTTTACGTAATCCTTTAGTGTACAACTCTGCATCTAAATTTACTGGCACATCAGCTCGAGCTTTAAGTATCTCAACTTAGACGCTATTCCTAGTCCTATTACCTTTGGCGAAGATATTTTAGTTAATGGAGATAGTAATGCTCAAGGCTATCTAGATTACTGGAATAATATTAATCTCTGGTATCATCAAAATGAAACAACCGGGTTTACTCCTTTTAGAGCTGGAGAAGTTATTACAGTAGAGGGATACTCAGCGTCTANTCTTACTGTTGATTCAATATCTGCGCCAGAAATAGATGTATACTCTGGCGACNTCCTATATATTAATAATACTACTGATGTGCCTAGAGAAGCTCAAGGTTCTGAAGATATTAAACTGATTGTAAAGCTTTAAGGATACACAATGGCAACTAACTTATCTAGTACAACTTTCTTAAGCGAATACAATGATGACTATAGAGATAGCGATCATTATCATCGTATTCTTTTTAATAATGGTAGAGCATTGCAAGCTAGAGAGCTTACACAGATGCAATCTATTATTCAGTCTGAGATGGCTAGAATCGCTTCTTTCCTGTTTAAAGAGGGGGGAATTACAGGGTCAGCTGGTAGCTTAAGCGGTGCATTTGCTCCTGTAGGGTCGGTAAGAATAACTGACTTACCTGTAGGTTCTGCTCAACTAAAGGGGTTAGAATTAAGTAATGATGCAGGAGTTACTGCAACTGTAAAAGCNGTTATTGATACTGGCGGAAGTGATGATATTGTTTTAGTTAGATATACATCAGCTAATAATCTACTTTCTTCTGATCCTNATGAAGGCCCTAGAACATTCCTAGCTTCTGATNCGCTATCTTATGATGATGGAGGTTCTTTCTCAGGTAGTTTAGNTGTAAAGGCAGATGATGGAGCGACTCTAGCAATTAATAAAGGATCTATGGTAGAAATACCTGCCTTTAATAGCTTTGTTGCTGGACACATGGTCACAACAGAATCTCAAAGTTTGGTATTAAGCACTACTAGCAGTACTCCCACCACAGTTGTAGGATTCAAATTATCAGAGCAGATTTTTACTGTTAATGATGCAATTGCACTATATGACAATTCTGGATCGACACCTAATCTTACATCCCCTGGTGCAGATAGATTAAAAATTACACTAACATTAATAAGAGAATCTGATGTAAGTGCTGGAGAAACATTTTACCCGTTTATAAAAATTATTGATGGGGTATCAAGAATAGTAGCTACTTCAGACAATGCTCTTGGTGAAGTTGGGAAGATTTTAGCCACCCGTACAGATGACATTACTGGAGACTTTATAGTTTCAAACGCTCCACAAGGTAGCTTTAATCTGCGAATTGTGGATGATAGCGATGCTAATTTCTTACAGTATAGAGTTTCAGGTGGTGTAGCCTTTATAGACGGTAATAGAGTTGAAAGAGGAGCTGCTAACGCTCCTATTAGAGTTGCTAAACCAAGAGGGACAACAGATAAAAAGACAGTAAATAATGAATTTATCTTTGCAAGATATGGTAATTATTTTCTAGCGGACTCTTTAAATGGATTGATCAGTAGTTTAGATTCGTTTGCTGAGCTTAATCTATTTAATGGAGCTACATTAGGTGGTACTAATATAGGTACTGCTCGTATTAGGCAAATTGAAGAAGTAGATAGTAAGTTTAGACTTCATATGTTTGATGTTAATATGGATTCAAGTGCTGGGGTACCATATAATTTAAGAGCCGCTAAAAGTGTAGGACTATCTCCAGCTCACTATGCTAACTTAGCTGAAGTAGATGGTATTATTCAACTTCAGGATAAGGCTCAAAACTCCTTATTGTTTCCATTACCTTCTAATAGAGTGAATCAAATTGACACTGTNGAGTTAACAGTTCAAAGAATAGATCGTAGAACTGCAGCTGGGGGATCTGCTACCTTCCAAACTTCAGCTGGTGCATCTAATTTTGAAGATACANGTAAATGGATAGTGCAGGTAGACAGTAGCGGTGAGATTTTCTCTCCACCTACTGTATCTGGAACCCCTGTTACTACCGCAACAGTTACAGGATTNCCGAATGGAGATGTTACTCTACTAGGATATGAAAAAATAACTAATGCCCAGAGAAAGACTAAAACATTAGCTACTTCTGGTGCTACTCAATCAGTTAATGTAAGTGAATCTGTAACTCCAGATAGTACTGGTAGATTTAAACTTTCTAAAGCAGACATTTATAGATTTACTAGTGTGGTAGATGATACNACATCAGAGAATATTACTTACAAGTATGCTTTTGATAACGGTCAACGAGATGATTACTATGATGTTGGTCAAGGGATTCTTTTAAAAGATCAAACTGCTCCAGCTGGATCTATTACTGTAACCTATGATTATTTTTACCACACAACAGGATTCTTCTTTGGTGGAGTGAGATCTTATCCAGATTTAACCTATGATAAGATTCCTACTTATATTACAGATTATGGTAAAGAATATAAGTTAAGCGATGTTATTGATATGCGACCAGTAAAGAGCTCTAATAATGACTTTACAAGTGCAGGAGCAGTTGTAGAAGCTTTACCGAGAAATGCAGATTTTATGGTTGCTAATACTGTTGAGTATTGGATGCCTAGAGTAGATGTGCTTACTTTATCACCTAATGGATCTATTAACCTGCTCATAGGGCAAACGGGTGATGATCCAAGAGCTCCTACTACTAGCAGTGAAGAGATGGTTCTTCACTATATTGATTTAGACCCTTACACTATTAATAATAAAGAAACNAGAGTTAATACAGTAGATCATCGTGGATTAAAAATGGCTGATCTCCGTGCAATGGANAAACGTATCTCTAATTTAGAAACTATGTCATCTTTAACTGCTGCAGAAACTACACTAAACAGTCTTGAAATAGCAGATCCTAATGATAATACACTACCAGCAAGGGTGAAGTTAGGTATTACAGGAGATNNGTTCAATAGTAATATTCAATCAGCTATAGCTGACAATGATTACAGAGCCAGAATCGATAAACCTCTTGGAATGGTAGCCCCTAGATTCTTTAATAGAACTCTACCAATGTACTACGATTCAGCTTACTCTACAGGAGTTGTTAGACGAGGTAATACTATTTGGCCTAGCTATGAAGAAACTGTAATGATTAATCAATCAGTAGCTTCTAAAGCGATAAATGTAAACCAATTCGAACTTAATAAATACATTGGTAGCGGTGTTNTTGATCCTCCAGTTGTTAACTGGAATGTTCGCAAACTAGTTGATGCTAATTACAATGGTGGAGTCGCAGTAGGNCCTGACACTTTGCAGATTAGTGGGCAAGGAAGTCAGAGTTTCGAAGGCGATGGAGAATAGGAAATTAAAATGGCAGTACAGTACGTTAAGGTCGGCACAGAAACTAAATACAGAGATGTAACTGAGACTATTGAGCAGGATGTAGGTTTTGAAGATATAGCTATATGTAGACCTATGTTCTTCTTTTTTGATTTCACATCATTGAAACCAAAGAGTCCGCATTGGTTTTTTCTAGATGGGGTTGATGTTACTAACTATATTAACACCTCCTTTACTCTTGATAGTCTTAACAATGCCTCGAGAAATTCTAAATTAAGAGATCCTGGAGATGCGTATATTACTGAAACTCAATTTCCAGCAGCACAGGGTGGTCCAACAAATGGAGGATCTGGCCCTGTGAATACAGATACAGCTGGTAATTTATCTGGAGCGTTTTACCTACAAAGTAACACAACTACATCCTTTAAAGTGGGTACTAAGGTACTTGAAATAATTGATGTAAGCTCGAATAATAGAGAAAAGGCTTTATCATTTAGTCAAGTAGAGTTTGAAGCGCTAGGATTATATGATCTTTATACAGAAGAAAAAATAACTAGAACTGAAGCTTATGAAGCAGATGTATTTAAAGCAATTACCGTGCCACAGTCAAGTAATAAGGATAAAAACTCTGAGCCTGTATACTATTCGCATTATGAGCCTCCAGCTGGTGTTAGTTTCACTTCAAAGGAATATTGGACTGGCGGTACTGTAACTAAATATGAAACAGGTATGACACACAAACAGATTCAAAAAGATAGAAATACGGGCAGTTCATCTAAATCTTCCGCTGGCGGTTCTAAATCCGCCGGATCTTGTTGCTTTATTATGCTAGAAGCTAGATATGGAGACGGTACTATGGATAAAGTAGTACGTCGCTATAGAGATGAATATATGACAGATAAAAACAGAAGAGGGTATTATAAACTTGCAGAAGTTTTAGTACCTCTTATGAGAAAATCAAAGGTGGTAAAGTGGATAGTAACCAAGACAATGGC